TTTGACGTCGATGACAAGACAGGCGCGCGGGTTGATTTGACTATGCGCGCGCATTCTCGCAGCGCATCAGGTCGCGTTGAGTCAACGCAAGTTGTCGAGGCTGTCAGGGCTGCATTGCACAGGCAAGAGGCCAGCGTGACAACAACAGGTTTTAACCTGATTGAACTTATTTTTGAAGATTATTTCGCTGAACGCGATGCCGATGGCCGAGGCTATACGTCGTACATTTCGTTCAACGTCATGATGGAAACCACCTAGGTTTTCACGCCTTTCTGCGGCTTAGGCAACCGCTTTTGAACGTCGGATGACGTCCATTTTCCCATAGAAGGAGCCACGACAATGGCAAAGCAACTTGGGCGCGGCTTGCTGCTGGCGCTTGGCACTCAAGCCGACGGCGATTCGAATTACGATGATACTTATACGACCATCGCAGGCATCAATTCAAAATCATTAACAATTAACAATTCGCCAATTGATGCAACAACGCCCGTTGATGGCGCTGAAGCTGGCGTAATTTGGTCGGAAAGTTTGTCTGGTCTAAAACAGATGACGATCAGCGGAGATGGCATTTTTGCTGGCACGACTAGCTTGGACGCAATGAACACGCTAGTTTTGTCAGCCAGTCCGATAAGAAACATTAAAATCAACGTGCCTAGTTTCGGTTGCTACTATGGAGCGTTTCATGTTGATAATTTTGAGATGGGCGGCGAGACCGAAGGCGCTGTAACGTTTTCAATTAGCCTGTCATCTTCGACACTGGTTACATTTGTCGCTAACTAATGATAACCGCTGAATCACCAAGAGGGGGCGTTGTCGAGACAATCGGTGACGCCTCTTATTCGTTTGTTTTGCGAAATCGCGAAATTGAACGTTTCGAAGATCAGCACAGAGGCATATTTGAATTATGGGAAGGTTTTTTTGATCGCGGTCAAAAGCCAAACTCAAAAGAAGTGCGCGACTTGTTGGCGCTTGGTTTGGTCGGCGGTGGCAAAAAAGATGCCGAGGCAGACGCAATAATTCAAGCGGCTGGACCTGACAGCCTTTTGCGGTTTTATCAGATTGCGCAGGCTGTGCTTGGCGTTGCTTTTATGCCGGACGTGAATGACGAAACATCAAAAAAAAAGTCAGCGAAAAGCCTCGCCGCTTAAACGTGCGGCAGATGATTAAAAGCGGAATTATTGCTGGGCTAAAGCCTGACGAAATTCGTGACATGATCCCAAAAGATGCCTTCTTAGTTTTCCAAGGGTGGCAGGAAGCGCACGAACCTGCAACGCCGGGATCAGGCGCGCCGACCAAATCAGAATTAAATCAAATGATGGAGAGTGCAGCTAATGGCAATCAGCGCGGAGCAGCTTAATATCATTTTATCTGCGCAGGATAAAGCGCTGACTAAAGCGCTCGATCGCAGCACAAAAAACGTCAATAGGTTCGCGAAAAAATCGCAGAAAAATTTAAGCCGCACTTCAAAATCATTTGACAGTTTAGGCAAAGCGGCTAGACGTCTTGGGCCAATTATTGCGGCGGCGGTCAGCGTTGGCGCTGCCAAAAATGCAATAACGCTTGGCAAGGAAATAGGTGATCTTGCGCGAATTGCGGGGGTCGGCGCAGAAGAATTTCAAGAGTTGGCATTTGCGGCGCGCACTGTTGGCATTTCACAAGAAAAACTGTCTGACATTTTCAAAGACATGAATGATCGCGTTTCTGATTTTATTCAGACCGGCGGCGGTCCTATGAAAGATTTTTTTGAGCAGGTCGCGCCGTTGGTTGGCGTTACTGCAGAGCAATTCAAAAATCTATCTGGTCCTGACGCGCTGCAACTTTATGTTGATACGCTTCAGAAAGCTGGCGCAAATCAACAAGATTTTACGTTTTATCTTGAAGCCATGGCGTCTGACGCCACCGCGCTTGTGCCGTTGCTGAAAGACAATGCCGCTGGCTTTAAAGATCTAGGAAAAGAAGCGCGTGAAGCTGGCGCAATTATGTCGGCTGACACAATTAAAGCGGCTGGCGAAATGGACAAAAAGCTGCAAACATTAAGTACAACAATTAGCACAAAATTTTTGACGCAGCTTGGACATTCTGAAGATGCGCTTGAAAGAATTGTCAAATTTATAACTGAGACAGCAATTCCAGCGTTTGGAAATTTAATTGATTCGGTTGGTGGGATATTAGAACTTGCTGATGAATTAGGCGTTTATTTAAATCCTGATGTAGTTTTTGAATTAGACCCAAATGACAACCTCACTCGAATTATAGAGAGGCTCGCCACATTGCGCATTGCGATTGATGATATAGAAAGCAAAGGCGAAAACATGACGGTTGGGGACGCCGCACAGCTTGAAAACCTTATTGGAACATTGGACAATCTTGAAGCGCGACGCGTTGAACTGACGCGAGGCAATCCACTGCGCCCCGGTACTATACGACCTGACGATCAAGGGCCGGGCATTGATCCAGCCAACACATTGCTCGGCGGCGGCGGCGGCGGTTCAGATGACATCAAAGATCAAATGCGCGCATATGAGGATTTAGTGCGGTCACTAAATCCAGCGGTTGACGCAACGATTGAATATGCAGAGCAGCTAGGTATTATCAACGAAGAATTAGACAGCGGCAGAATTTCGCAAGAACAATCGAATGCGCTGATCGATCAAGCACGCGGGAAAATGCAGGAAGCGCGCCGCGAGGCCAGCGATTTTGCATCTGTTTTTGAAACGGTTGAAAGTAGCATAGAGTCAAGCATGATGGGCCTAGTCAACGGCACGATGAGTGCGAAAGACGCATTCAAGTCAATGGCCTCGGCAATTGTTAGCGATTTGTTTCGCGTTTTAGTTGTGCAAAACATGGTCGAGGCGGCGCAGAACGCTATGGGCGGCGGCGTTGGCGGTTTTCTGTCATCAATGCTGATGGGCACCCGCGCAGGCGGCGGCAGCGTGCAGGCCGGTAATCCATATATGACAGGCGAAAGCGGTCGTGAATTATTTGTGCCTGCGCAAAACGGTAGAATATTATCACCCGCGCAAACCCGGATGGCTGGCGGTGGCGCGGCTGTAACGGTTGTTCAAAACATCAACATATCAACGGGTGTCCAACAAACCGTCAGAGCCGAGATCAAGGGGATGATGCCGCAAATTGCAGACAACGCGAGAGCGGCTGTTTTGGATGCAAAGCGGCGCGGTGGATCTTTTGGGAGGGCAATGGCATGACCATTTCATACCCGCTCGCGATGCCGACCGTCACTAATATTCGATCAATTGATCTGACGGCAACAAACTCTGTCAGCTATTCCAGATCGCCATTTACATTTGCGGGACAGGCGCAAGAGTTTAGCGGCAAGATGTGGCAAGCTGTGGTAACTTTGCCGCCCATGCGCCGCGCAGCCGCAGAGGAATGGATTGCGTTTTTATTGTCGCTTAGAGGTCAGGTTGGCACGTTTAATATGGGCGACCCCGTTGCAGCAATCCCGCGCGGTTTTGCGCGTGACGTTGACGGCATTTTGGTGAATGGCGCATTAACAAACGGATCAGCAATAGTGCTAGATAATTGTGCATCAAATCACACTGGATATTTTAAAGCTGGCGATTATTTACAGACCGGCACAGGCCCAACACAACAACTTTTCAAAGTTCTGGCAGACGCCAACACGAACAGCAGCGGAGAAACTTCTGTTGACGTTTGGCCCGACGTTCGGACAACGATCGCGAACGATGCAGCGGTCACAGTGCAATCGACGAAAGGCATATTCCGCCTTTCGACAAATGAAGTCAACTGGTCTGTAAACGAAGTTGCAATTTATGGAATGACGTTTGCCGCAAGCGAGGCCATCTGATGAGCCGAGACATAAGCACTGCAATTTTGAACGCGCTTGATGATGAAGTCATAGAACCGTTTTTTGCTGTCGAAATGTTATTTGATGGAATAAAAGTTTTGCGACTTTGGACTGGAATCGGCATTTTATCATACGAAGGCAACGATTGGTCTGGTGTCGGTTCATTGCTAAACATTTCAACAGTGGAAGAAGCTTCAGATCTAGGCATAAAGGGCGTTAATCTAACGATGAGCGGAGTACCATCTGCAATTCTGGCCTTGGCTTTGACTGAGCCGTATCAAGGAAGAATTTGCAACATTTATTTCGGTATCAATCCGAAATCTGCTCAGAGCAATTTAGCAAATGTTTTCAGCGGTTATATGGATCAGATGAATATTTCAGAAGATGCAGAAAATTCGTCGATTCAATTGGCCGTCGAAAACAAATTGATTGATTTGGAACGACCCAAAATCGGCCGGTTTACATCGTCGCATCAAAAATCAGTGTATCCCGGCGATAAAGGCCTCGATTACATCGAAAGTCTGCAGGACAAAAACATAGTTTGGGGTCGTAGTGCAGGTTAAATTTGCGCAAGAGTTTTTAGCGCAATTTCGAAACGAGGCGCAAGATTTAATTCGACTTCATTGGAAAGAAATTGCCATACACAAAAGCAAAATAAAACTCAATCCAAACTGGGCGGCATATGAGGCGCTTGAAGCGTCTGGACAATTATCGATTTTCACTGCGCGGCTAAATTGCGAATTGGTCGGTTATTTCGTAACAGTCAACACGCCAAATCCGCATTATATGGATCACGTTTTTGCGGCAAATGACGTGCTGTATTTATCGCCAATCGCGCGGCAGGGCTGGGCTGGTCTTGGATTAATAAAATTTGCAGAGCGGTGCCTGCGTGCAGATGGAGTGAGTGTCATGGCAATAAACACAAAGGTGCATCGGCCATTTGACGCGGTTCTAAAGCGGCTTGGATTTGAACAATCCGAGCGGGTTTATACTAAATTTTTGGGTGAGGAATAATGGCTACTGTCGCTACAATATTCTCTGTTGCAGGATTCAAAGCTGGAATTACTTATGTCTTGGCTCATACTTTCACAGGAATAGCTTTAAAATATATCGGCGCGCAATTTTTATTAAGCGCGCTGTCACCAAAGCCAAAATTTTCAAACTCAGGTCGCGGTTACAACGTGACTGCGACTGGATCAATTTTAGATCATCAAGTCATTTATGGAAAAATGAGGGTTGCAGGGGCGCGAATCTTTGACGCTACGACTGGCGGAAACAACAAAGATTTGCATCGCGTGCTAGCTTTCGCCGGGCATGAAATCGATTCATATTATCAAATTTATTTAAACGACGAAATTGTCACGATTGATGTTGATGGCAACGT